ATTGCCTTAATCTTACAACTGGTCTTCCATACTTAATAAAGTCATTGGGCTAACATCTAGTATTTTAGCTATTTTATGCACTAAATCTGCGCGGACAATACCTCTTTGTTCAAGCCGAATTATAGTGCTGCGGCTAGTTCCTGTATATATAGCAACCTGCTGACATGACAGCCCTTTCTCTAGTCTTCTTTCTCTAATGAACGATGCCTGTCTTTTATGGTTTCGCATACCTGTGCCATTGTTGAAACGCTTTTCTTTTTAATCTTACAATTGCCTTACTTTACTACTTTAAACTGGCTAATATATTCATAGACTCCCATTGAGTTTACTTAGTCTTTCAACTTACTCAACCTGTTCAGCTAATCTGGAGTTATATCCTTAGGCTGCGGTACTTATAGTATATACTATGATGTTAAAACAACAACTATGACGCGAAAACTAATTAAAGACTTATCTGGGTCTGTGATTGACAATTACAATACCCAGAAAAAACAGGCTAGGAAAGCACCAAAAGGGTTTGCTATCAATGATTCCATTAAAATCACCGAATCATTAAATACAGCAGACTTGGATACCGCTTCTCGGAAAGAACAAAGCGAATCAAAAATGACACATAACAACGACACCTCTGAAGTTAGCCAAGTTAACCAGGTTTCTCAGGAGTCTATCTTGGTAGATTCTTCTAGTGTTGCTATTATTCACGATGCTGCAAATAGCGAATCTAGTGAGATTAATGAATCCAGTGAATCCGGTCAGTCCAATAACTCAATCAATCAAATTTCCCTGGAAACAGTTCAGGAGTTGTTTGCCAAGCAAGTTGCCAGCCTCCGTGACTCTTTGAATGAGGAACTAGCTAAAGAACGCGAATTAAACAAGAATCTACAGTCTCAGCTAACTGACTTGGAATCCGCTAAAAACAAGGTGGAAACTGAGTTGCAATCTGCTAAGAAAGACCAGGTAACTTTAAAAGACCTTGAAAAATTAATCGGAAGTCCTCTTGCACCTATGTCAGAAAAATCTGGAAAATCTGCAAACATGAACATGCCAAACGTCAACAGAATTACAACCACTAAGTCTGATACACCCTCCGGTTCTCTGAAAGAGTGGTTTGAAGTTAGAGAAGATGCTAGTCGGGTGTCCAAGGTTGATGCCCGTGGTAAGCAGTTTATGTCTTACGATAACCGTGAGGTAAACGCTTATGCAAAAGAAAATAGAAAGCACCTGCTTAAAGATCTAGAATCTTGGGGCAAAGCTAACGGTATGCTACGTGGATCCACCGTAGTTAAAGATGCTGCAACCATTAAAGGCGATGTTACTGGTGGTTTCTTAGACGTGTTATCTTCAATTATGCGTACTAACAACCGACCAGGTTTTGTATTTTGGCAGTTTGCAGATACCGTAATTGACTTCGGCAAAGGATTGGGGGATACGGTTAAAATTCCTAGGGCAGCTTACTTGCCTGGCCCAGTGCATCCTGATGATAGACTACTATCTTCCGCTTCTACCTACACCAGAATTGATTCTGGAAATCAGTCGTTAGCAACCAACGTTGTTACTGCTGAACTGAAGGAATGGGGTCTAGGACGTAATTCCCAATACCCTCCTGTAACCTTGGTTAACTTCGTTACAGCTTACTCAATGTTGGATCTGATCAGTATCTTAAATCGTAACTTGTTAAGAGATTACTACTTGTGGGAAGATCTCAAGATTCGTAGCTTGTGGGAGCCAACCACCAGAGTCGTCTATAACAAAAAAGATAGCGTTAGCACAACTGCTTTAGCTGCAACTGACGGCGGTACTTTAACTCGCCGATTCCTGGCTTCTTTGTATGGATACATGAAAGAATTGGCTATTCCTCCATACATGGGCAATAAATACGGACTAGTAGTTAACTCCACTGCTTTAACCCAGTTAAAACAAAGTTATGATACTTTGTGGCATGCTGCTACTCCCCAAGAATTGCAAACATTAACTGAGTTTTTAAACCCCGCTTTAATCAGTCCCGGAGAAACAGACCGTATTTCTGGCTATGCTGGTGATTTTGAAAACTTCATGATTTTTGAAACGAATAACTACGGTATTGGTTCTGGTGGCGCTCCTGGTGTATTATCCACTACTATTAATAGCGTAGCCAATACATTGCACAGTAGCTTTGCTTTTGGTACTAACACTATTGGACGTGGTATTGGTACAGAGATGCAGATTAGATTTGACGATGACACTGATTTTGGTCGTGCTAGTCGTGCTATCTGGCGCTCTGAAGAATCTTTTGTAGCCATGGATGTAGATCCTAGTGGTTACACTGATAATACTTCCGTGCCTCAACAGCTACGTGTTATTGAAGTTCAAACACTAAAAACTGCGGTTTAACAAATGAGTGAAGACCTACTTGAAGTGGGTCTTACTCAAGAAAAACCAGTAAGACCCAGAAAGACTAAGCAACAGATACAAGAAGATAGTCAAGAAGATAATCAAGTAGACACCAGTATCGTCGTACCGCAATCTCATTTAGGATTTAACCATGATGGCAAATGCCTAACTTGCGGATTGAAAAAGATGAGTAATTTAGCTGGTTCTATTTATTGCCCAATTAATTTCCCGGAATGTCCTAGAAATATTAAGGAGTAAGTAAATGCCTGGTCAAAACAGTATCCCATCTCGTATGCAACTTGATACCGTTGGTGGTATCGCTAAAGCGGTTTATGACTTTGCTGATGTAGGTGGTAAGCAAGGTAATATCACTCTTGAGTTAGAGTTGCCGGCTGGAACTATAATTCATAAAGCATATCTAGACGTGCAAGCAGCTGTAACTAGCGGTGGTAGCGCTACTATCGGGTTGAATTTCTTAAGAAGTGGAACTTCTACTCAAGATAAACTCATCCTTACCGCTGATACCTTAGCAAATACAGGAGTTAGCACCACTGGTGTCAAAAGATTGCCATTAATTAACGGCACTGGTGCTGTGTCTAGTTCTGTAGCAGGCTTAGACACTCCAGTTAAATTAGATCACAAATCTGTTTTAAATGTTATTGTTGGAGTTGCAGACTTAACCGCTGGTAAGTTTGTAGTATACCTACAATATTTTGGAGTTTAAGGAGTTTAAATATGCCGTGGTTGTCTAATACCGAATGTCTGCAGTACGCACCTGGAATTAGCATAAGTGGTGAAGCACTAACCACGGCTATAACTCTTGCTCAAATACTAGTTGAAGGGGTAAATGGTGCTAATCGGCAACTAGAAATGGATTCTTATACTAGAATCTTAGTAATTCCGAATTCTGGACGCTTATTGTTTCCATTAAATCCCGTGTCAACATCTCCTGCTCCACAAGTATATCTGCGTGGGTCTGACCTACCACCTCGTTTTGGACTTTACTCTACTCAAGAATGGCAGCTATTAGAGCTTAATAAAGATTACACAATAGATTTTGAGACTAACGAGATAGTATTATTAACATTAGCGTATGCGCTTAGGCATGAATACAGCGTAACTGGATTTCGTCGTTATCAAAGAACTCCAACTTCTGCAATATCAAGAAGACAGGTAAAAGTAGTGTTCTCCAGTGGATTTAATTTTTCCGCAAATCCTAGCACCAATGAAGTTATAGAGCTAAAACGAGCCTTGGCAAGTATAGTTGCATTAAGAGCCTCTGCACAGTCTCAGGGTGTCAAAAAACTAGAAGTTAGTGATGAAAAATACATAGTAGAATACGCCAATAAAAACGACTATTTGGGTATATCTGGTAATAAATTTAATGGTAGTCCTGTAAACGAGCTTTTGTCTATTTTTCGCAAGTATAGACCCTCTGAGTTCTCTGTTTAATCGTTTATTCAAGCCATGAACATAGAATCTTTAACCGCTTCTGCACTACAATATCTACCTAGTAATTATTTCAGTACAAATAACTTAGAACTCAAGTTTAACATTGGGTCTGGTGCTTTTAGCATAGATCCAGAAACCGGTAACTATGTACAGACAACTACTGTAACAACTATTATATGTTCTGCTACAGAAGATAATAAGACTAAAGCCATTGAGTCACCTGGCAACATGGGGGTTTCTGTAGTCTATGTTAAAGGACGGTTATCCAATCCCAAATTAATGCCAGTCACTATTACTTTAGATAGAGTTGGAACCGCTAAGCTCACTAATAATGACGGGTCTATAATTGAGGGAGCCTGGAAGTTCATAGCAGTTACTCAAAACCGCATTAATGCTTATACACAAACCAGAGGAACTTTTTTTAGAGGCACAATTACTGTTCCTACTGCAGTTTAATCTCCATTCCCATTACACCTACATCTCCACCCGTTCCCAATAAAAAACCGTAGCTTTTGGCTACGGTCGTACAGAAAGGTTAGGATAAAATTTTAAGCGTTACGCAATGCCCAGCACGCGGCTGGACGGAAGTTTTTAAACTCGTCTTCCCCGACGAGCCACTTTCCTAGGGACTCGATAACGGGAAGACCTTCTTTGCCATTCTCATCGATGGGTATCCAGTACCCTCGAAACGGAACGACTGTAAACCAGTCGTTTTCCCGAGGTACAAAGCCTCGGGGTCTTTCTGGATAGTCAACATCTTTTTCTAGTTCTAACACGATTTTTTCCTGTTTCTCAACTGCTAATAAGTTAGCACCTCTATTTGGGTTTGTCAAGGGGTTTTAAAAAGATTTTTGGAAGCAAAATTAGTTAAAAGTCATTATTTGTTTAAGCATGGCTATAGCTTCTGATTCCAGGCTTCTAATTTTTGTATTTGAAACTCCTAGTAGTTTACGTATTTCATGACACTTGTAACCTTGTAGGTGCAATAAACTAATTATTTGAGCATGTTCCAAAGGTAATAAACGCAAGATCTCATCCCAGTCAATAGCATCCTCTGAATGAACTTCGGTAATCCGCTCTATTTCTTGATAATTCTCCAAATAAGCGGCTTTAGACTCGTAAGCTAAATGTACTGGAATGCCTAGTTTGCATACTGCAACTTCTTGAGATACAGAATATTTTTTACAATATTTTTTAATACGTTGATAAATATCTTGTAAGTTTCGGGGTGCTTTAATTATACGAGACTTATCACGTAGAAACATTAGTATAGAGCCATTAATACTGGGAAGAGCATAAGATGAAAGTTTTTTAGAGCGGCATGGATCATAGCGTTCAATTGCTTTAATTAAGCCTATACTACCAACTTGTATTAAGTCTTCTAGTGGAACTGAGCAACTATCTTTGAGTCGGTGAGCAACAGAGTATACCAATCCTAGATTGATTTCTACTATCTTGTTGCGCAAGTCAATACTTCTAGTAGTATAATATTCTAAAAGTAAGTCTTCATTGTCGTCATGCGGTAATTTATACATTGTAAATCTATATTCAGATTAGGTGCAAAACATGGAAGCTAAATGGAATAATCTATCTGTGCCAAGAAACAAAAAAGCAGTTTTATCTTGGAACACAAGATACGCTGCATACGTACATGAAGGTTATACTAGACAAGATGGTAGCACAGCACCTGCAAGACCTTGGGTGAACGCAGCTATAGATGAGTTTGAGTTTATAGAGGAGTTAAAAAATAAACTAGTTAATGCCGGGTCTATTGGTGACGCATTTGAGTCTATGGCTAATGAGTTTGGGGAATCTTGCCAAGACAATATAGAATCAAGTATCTGGAATTGGGATAGAGAGACAAAGCGATTAAACGGACAAGTTGTTGGTAGTCCACGCGATATCATTGACACTGAAGAATTATATGATTCTTACAGTATTGAACACACATAAAACCTATATGGCTAGGCAAAAATATGACAGCAGCAGAAATTAGTGGTAGGTTACGGCAAATACTATCAACTGAGTTGGGCGTATATAATAACAATACGCCTAGCATTTGGGTTTACGGATCTAGTTCAGCACCTCCATCTATAAGTTCTGGATTAGAGTGCTTAATAACTCAAAATCCCATAGGATATGCAGTTAATTCGAGTGCAGGTCAGAAATATAAAGACCAGAAATGGGAGGTTATCCTTAAAAATTATAAACGTGATTCAAAGTTGATACAGGCAATTACCAAGATAGAAAAGAACTTTGTAATAGCGCAAATCACGCATTTTTCTTTTACAAACGAAACACTAGAACAGGCTAGGATTCTAATTAAAGATCCAGTAGTTTTTACCAGAATCTAAAAAAACTTGAGGTTATTAAAAATGGCAACTTTAAAGCTAGATAGTTGCAATTATAGGTGATATTTATGCCTTTAGCTACCGCTTCTCAAATTCTGCAAGATTATAGTTTAGAAGTTTTATTACTACCATTAAATAGTCTCGGCGTTTCTAATAGAAATACTAGTTCAGTTACTATTACCGCTGGAGTAGCTGCAGTTGGAGCCAGTACAATTAGCCTTACCCCTGCATCCGCAATTACTTTAAGAGCTGGTAATGTACTGTCTTTTAGAGCAGGTAGTGAAGCATATAGAACTCAAGTAGTAGTTTTGTCAGATCATAGTAATATTAGTGCTGCTACTAACGTGACAATTGCGCCCTTATCTCGCGCAATTACAAGTGGTGCAACCGCTAGTTTTGTGAATGGATTACTACCATTAACTGGGATTCAAACTCTTGACCTCAACAACCAAGAAACTCAGGTTGATACCACTAGTTTCTTATCTGGCCCTGGAACTGAAACTGCATTAGTTAGAGTAAACCGTAACTACTCTGTATCTGGTATTGCCTTAGCTGCTGACGAAGCACTCGAAACAGTAATTAAGCCCGTTGGTGCTTTCGCTGGCAATATGTTCAACCGCGAAATTTATGCTGCGGCTACTTTCTCCGATGGTGAGCGTCTAGAAGGTGTAGCAAAGATATATGCGTTGAACTTCCCCGCTAACCAGAACGAAGTTAAAAAATATAGTTTTACACTTGCGTTCCAGGGCAGACAATTTACATGGACTCAACCCTATACCGCTTTTGTTTAATTAATTTATAGCAGTTTTAGGAGTTAAATCCACCATGCCATTAGCTACTGCATCTCAAATACTCCAGGATTACAGCCTGGAGTTAGCGCTACCTGACCTAAATCCAACTTTTGGTACTTCTAGCCGCTCTATTACCAGACGGATTATTACCGTCACTTCTGCTTCTTCTAGTAACGTAGTTGGAGCTACCACGATTACTGTTAGAGCTAACACAAACACTGGAGCAGTTATTAGTGGTAGTACAGTCATTAAAGCTGGAACTGCTTTATCTTTTTCCTCTGACGCGCCAACTCAAATTCCCTCACTGGTGTTTGCCAAGATTCGTCAGCAAGCGATAGTTTTAAATGACGTTACGCTAACCAATTCTACTCCCTCTGCCATTACAGTTAGTCCGCTATCTAGACCCATTCAGTTAGGTGCTGTAGCTGATTTTGTGGTAGGACTAACTCCTTTAAGCGGTATTCAGACCATGGATATGGCTAACCAAGAAACCATGGTTGATACAACTCATTTTGGATCTGGTGCTGCCACTGAAACAGCCATCGTGCGCACTGCAAAAACTTTTTCTATTTCAGGCGTTGCTTTAGCTGGTGATGAAGGACTCGAGTCAATAGTTAAGCCGGTTGGTGCTTTCAGTGGGCATTTATTTGGAAGAGAAGTGTTTGCTGTTGCTACAATGCCGGACGGCGAAAGATTTGAGGGTTTTGCTAAGATATATGCGTTGAACTTCCCTGCTAACCAGAATGAAGTTAAAAAATATAGTTTTACACTTGCATTCCAAGGCAGAACGTTTAGCTGGTACACCCCTTATGATTATAGCAATCCACTTATTATTGATCTAACTCCAGATGTGAACGGAACCGGATTTGTTGTAAGCAATAACTTAACCGCTCAGTTCAACCAGGCTATTACACTTGGTACTGGTACTGCAACTATAGTATTAGCAAGCAATCCAGCGACGACTATTAGTACCACTTTAACGCGTACTACTACCACAATTACTAACGACACGCTAACTATTGATCCTAGCGAGAACTTGACTGCTAGTACAACGTACTATGTTTTAATAAGTTCCAATGCTGTAGTTGGTTTTGGCGGTATAGACGATAGTTCTTGGACATTCACAACGGCTTAAACCGGGAGGATCTGATGTGGACTGGCTAAATCCTCAATCCTTGAACGGTTGTTGTATGGAGGTTAAAATACTACCAGTAGACGAAGCGACTGGAGAAACAGTCAGTGAGATACCAAAGTTTGAAGTAGTTGCAAATACTACTTCAATTATTGGATATAACTACCTGACTCTTTCCAGTTTTTTTGATATCGAGCTTAAAGCTGGTACGTGCTTATCTTTTGGTGATCCAAATTTTGGATACATACCAGCCCACAGAAAACAGGCTATTCTTGTTAACGACACAATAATAAACAATATACCCATACAAGTCGAAGTATACCCTTTACTGCATAATATAAATCAACAAGATATAGCAGAAGTAGTGGAAGGAGTTATGCCATTAAATGGTGTACAAGCCATAGACTTATCGTCTCAAGAGACACAAGTAGAGACTACAGATTTTAGAACTAAACGGGGCGTTAAAAATACTTTCGTTAGGCAAGTAAAAAGTTGTAGCATTACTGGTATAGCGTTAACCGGAGACGAGGCATTAGAGACTATAATAAAACCAGTTGGTATTTTCTCTAATCTATTGTATGGACGTGATATATATGCAGCTGTAACAATGCCAGACGGTGAAAGATTTGCGGGAATCGCAAAGATTAGTAATTTGAGTTTACCTGCTAATCAAAATGAGGTTAAAAGATTTTCATTTAGCCTATTATTTCAAGGTGATTATTTTGAGTGGTATCCACCTTTCTGCTTTGAAGATAACTAAAAGATAACCGACCATGCTTAAATAAATATAGTTTATAGTGGATATTTTAACAGATAGCACCAAAAGTTTAGCAGTATTAATTAATTGCCGCAAAGAACGCAATGTTCTTAGATGTGGTGCTGCCATGTTTCGCGGTGGTTTATCTGGTACAATTACCGTAAGCGTAGTTGGTAATGAGTCTAGCAATTTTACGATTAAAATCCCTAATTCAGTAGCAAAGTCCGCTACTAGGGAAGTTTATGCAGATTTACAGGAATTATTGGAGTTTGACATAGTATGAATCTTGTTATTGGCAAAAAGTTACCCGAAATTGTGTGGGTTGGTACTTCTGATGAGCTGGGCAATCCAGTCGAAGGTTTGTATTTAGCCAAATATGGACACATCAAGGTTATTGAACGCAGATTTACGTTTGAGGCAGAAAAATCACGCGCTCAAGCGCAAGGGATTGCCACTAAACTAATTCAAAGAATTGCCCAGGAAAAAAACCTGACTATTGACGAAGTGACTAGAATTTTGTCTCCAAGAACAGTTGGTAATACGGAGGTAGACAACAGTGACTTATTGCTACAGTACGCAGATTCCTTTACCGAACTAAACTTACTATCTGGTTATTCAGAGAACGAGATTGGTGCTGCTGCTGCTACTGCTTTAATACAAACTAGAGCAGCTTACCCCATTGTATTGGCTGACAAGATTGCTATTAACGACAAAAAAGCGGTTATTGAACCTTCTGAGCCAGTATTAAATTCTCGTCAAGTTATCCGTTTTGGCGAAACTAAAATAGTAGTAGAAGGCAACTATCCACCTGATACAGAAACTATTAGAATTGCGCCTGCTGGTGGAACGCTAGAAATCGGAGCAGTCGGATTCTTGGCTACCAATAAATCTTATATACTGGGTTATCCAGAATGGACGCTAGAAGATACCTACTCTCTGAGTGAGGAACTAGTACAAAAGATTTACGAGTTCTATCAGAATGAATCCAGACGCTGGCAAGACACACCAGTAGCAGACAGTGAAGCGGTTGAGGGGGAGGATCTCAGTCTACCAGCAGCGAAATAGACTGGGAAAAACTGTATTGGCGTATTCAATCGTATAGGATCCAAGACAGAAGATTTAGGGATTGGGACACTTTTTTACAGCAACCAGATTATGTTGTGTTCCAATGTATTACTGAAATGGAATCTATATACATGGATAAAGCCAATGCAGATGCACGCATACATGCCATTGGTTGGGCTGGCTTGTTTAACGGATTTAAAGGGAAGGAAGATCCTCCTATTAACTTTGCGGAGCTACTTCCATATCCAGAAAAGGTCAATACTGCATCTAAGAGTAGGTTAAGCGAAAAAACTAAGCAGATAATTAAAGAAGCTATACGTAAGAGAGAGTTACCTACAGCTACATTAACTTCTTTAGCTATGCTACTAGAATCTTAGTATTGATATAGGCTCATAAACCGGTTGTTAACCGGTTTTTTTGTACAAAAACTTATATCTAAGTTTGAGTAAGTCAGTAAAGTCTTTGGTATTATGGTTTCCCCAGACCGGATCTGATTTGGACTTTATCCAGTTGTCACTAGAATGACAAATTTTGGTATGACAATGTTTGCACACTGGGAAAATATTAATACCATACTTATCTCCTGACTTGCGGTAACTAGTGTGATGGATCTCCTCAGAAGGATTAATCCCACAACAGCAGCAACGTCCACCAGTCTTTAAATGAGCCTTGTGGACACGTTTTTTATACTTTTTTAAGTTTCCGTATCTAGCGTTATAATTGGTCACACGAAACCCCCAGCTGCTTAACTTGATGAGAGCTTAAATACCGAAATTCTTTGTTACTGGGATTGTTACTGGAATTAGGTAAGGATTTTTGAGGAATTGGGTTAGGAAATTTTACAACGTTGTCTATACCTATACCATAGCCAGCAGCGTTGTCTAAATACAGGTTTACTTCTGATGCACTTAACTGAAGCTGGTCTTTATATAATTGAAGCCATTCTTTAGCATTTTTCTTGCCAATTAGAGATCCATTGAAACTACCAACAATTTGCTTAATCTCGCGGTCATATATAAGCACGTAGTTTACATATCTTGGTTTAATTTTGCGTAACTCTACAGTTTTTTTGCCACGCAAAATATTTAATGCGCTACGACTAGAAAACGTTAGTAACAATGCTCTTTCGTCTAGCCCAACATCAATTAAGTCTTGGTTATCAGAGAAGTAGCTGTTGATTTTTATGGTTTCAGTAAACTTTTTATGCTGGTGAACCAGTTCGTCATACTGAGTAGGAATAAATCCTTGACGCTGCTGGATTGTTGCCACATATCTGCATGCGCTAACTGGGTCGTACTGAAACATAGACCAAACAATCTTGCGTATATCCTCATAGTTAGTTTGCTTATAAGGAGAATTTTTAAGGTTATCTAATACCTCTAAAATCTTAATAGCATACTTACGAGAATTATTTATGTCTAGTGCATACGTTAAAGCACTAGCTGGACTATGATCCCAAATATCCCAAACAATATCGGGTACATAATGACAGCTAAATATAAGATTCCGTATCTGATCATCCGTCCTGTCTAGTCCTATCTCTCCTGTAGTCCAAGAGTGTCCAATCTGTAACTGGTCTAATAAGCCTTGTGTATTTTTCTGTAGCTTCCGAATACCTTTGGTCATCTGAAATTATCTCCTTACAGCTTTTTTCTTGTTTTTTTGAATAATATCAGAAAAACTTTACTAGAAATACTTGACAGCCAAGGCAAAATTGAATAGAATAATAGGTACAGAAAGCAGGATAGGAAACCGATGTTAAGGGAATATCAGCAAAAAGTTGTCAGCGAGGTCTATGCCTTGTACCGTAGTGGACTTAAATCCGTCTTGGTGTATGCTCCTACTGGTGCAGGTAAGACACACATAAGCTCCAAAATCATTGCGGATTCTCTCAAGAAAAACCGCAGGGTATTGTTCTTGGTTCACCGAACCAAACTAATAGAACAGACGGTCAATACTTTAACAAAAGCCTATGGCATTAAACTAGACCAAGTAGGCGTTATAGCACCTGGCTATGAGCCTAGCTATGGTTGTCCAATACAGATAGCCATGCTACAAACAATTGCTAAACGCAAACATTTACCACAGGAAATAGGATTAGTAATACTGGATGAAGCGCATACCACAGCCTATTATTCTACGTTTAGGCGTATCCAGGAATATTATAGTAATGGGTTAACTTTTTTGTCTAACTGCATGTTTTTGGGACTAAGTGCCACTCCATGGCGTACCAAGAAGTCGGAGGGATTTTGTACTTTTTTCCAAGGGATAGTACGTGCGCCATATCCGCAACAACTAATACAACAAGGGCATTTAGTAGAGGCAAGGCATTTTGGATACAATGGATTAATTGACTACAATCAACTGGAATCTAAAGACGGTGAGTTTACACAATCTAGCTTAGAGTTAGTTTGTGGTGAGGAACTAAATGAATCTGTAGTGGAGAAGTTCCTAGAAGTTTGTCCTACACGTAAAGCCATAGCATTCTGTGCAAGTGTTAAACAGGCACAAAACCTAGCTGAGCAGTTTAATGCGGCTAACATTCCGAGCGAGGTTATTTCTGGTGATTTACCGGAACCAAACCGGAACGCAATTTATAGAAGATTTAAGCATGGTGACACACAAATCATAACCTCTGTTGCGGTTCTAACAGAAGGCTTCGATGAACCTTCCTGTGATTGCGCTATAGTGGCACGTCCCACAAAATCCAGAGCTTTGTGGGTGCAAATGGCTGGACGGGCTTTAAGATTGTTTGAGGGCAAAAAGGACGCGTTTATACTAGACTTTGGGGAGAACTGTCAGCGACTCAAACTATCGACAGCTAAGCACAAAACTCCACTATGCGCACTGAAAGAACCGCAGGAAGGAGAAGCACCAATGAAGACTTGCCCTGTGTGTCAAAACTTGGTTCCTAACTTTGCTAAAATCTGTCCAGTATGCGGACATATCTTTGAAAAAGAACCAGAGCCAGAGGGTGGTGAAGATGCTGTATTTGGAGAGATTTTAAGTGATGAGGAAAAAGAAAAAATTACATATTTAAGAACGCAGGTAGTAAAAGCGTGGCGCGCTAAACGTAGTGTACCACGAGTATTTTGGTTATTTGCAGAACGATTTGGACATTCCCCAAAAGACCGCTACTATTACAACTGTATCTTTAGAATGCCTAAAAATCCACACCCTAATCTTATAGAGGCGAATAAGCAAGAGTATATAAAGTATCTCAAGACTATTAAGCCTAACGCTCCAGATGGGTGGATACACGTCCATCTTAAACGGGAGTTTGGAGATAGGTATTACAGGCAACTGAAAGAGATTAATTGGTGGGATATCCTAGAAGTTCCGGAACTATGCGGTGACTGGAGTAAAATAGCGTTTAGTTACGGACGCAAGATACTAGAAGTCAATTCACCGCAAGAAGCAGCACTACTTAATTTTGCAATTGACGAAGCAACAGAATACTTCCGAATTAAAAATATTAAAAGTGCTTAGATATATACGATTCAATATCGTACAATCTAAACATAAATATTGGTGCTGTACTAGTGCCAATATTTTTTACGTGATGGGCTTTAATTTGCCCATAGCCAACCATGTCTATTAATCTAGCTTGTGGTATATTCAGCAATATACTAGTATGCTTTAAATTAAACCAGTGTAACTCAAAGTGGTTAATCATTAATTCGGTAAAGGCTATCTCGTATTGGCTTG